CTATTGTGCGCGTAACGCCGGACAGTCGCGTTCGGGACGGCGACGAATGGGTATCCTTTTCGCATTGTCATTACAGTGGTAAACAAACTACACTTACAACCTACGGCGTTCAAATGACGCCGGATCATTTGGTTTTGACCGAAGAGGGTTGGCGTAATGCATCATCGTGCGAAGGACATAACCGGGCTGCGTGTCGGTTACCTGACGGCTATTCGCTACCAGGGGTCGGACGGCAAGAAATCGATATGGGAGATCGCCTGCGACTGCGGGAAGGTCATTCTTATGGACCCCTCCCAGTACAAGAAGCTTATGAAGAACGGGAATGTTTCGTCATGCGGGTGCATGCGCAAGGCGACGATAGCCAAGCGCAGAACACGGCATGGCATGAGTCTGCATCCGGCATTCGCTGTCTGGCGTTCGATGATAGATCGCTGCCGCCTACCGACGCACCAGGCGTATCACAACTATGGGGCACGGGGTATCACTGTTTGCGAAAGCTGGCAGGAGAAATTCGAGAACTTCTGGCAAGACATGGGTCCGAGCTATCGAGCCGGGTTGACTATAGAGCGATTGGACAATTCGCTCGGCTACTCAAAAGCCAATTGCGGATGGCGAACCATGAAGCACCAAGCGAACAATCGGCGCTCCAATCGTTTCTTGGATACCCCACACGGGCGGATGACGGTATCGGAAGCCGCGCAATTCTACGGCGTGAAGGTCAGCACCCTGGCGTATCGACTGGATCACGAATGGCCGCTAGAACAGGCGCTGATACCCGTAGGGTCTTCGACCTTGTCAATTGCGGACCCCGCTCTCGGTTTGTTGTGAGAGGGTCGGACGGCTTGCCGCTTATCGTCCACAACTGTTGTCAGGCCAGCGCGCGGGACGTGTTGGCATATCGGATGCCGGATATCGAGAAAGCCGGCTACGAAATCGTACTGACAGTCCACGACGAGATTATCAGCGAAGCGCCGGATACCGACGACTACACGCACGAACACCTGGCCGAACTGATGTCAGCGGGTTGCGACTGGACAGAAGGCCTACCGCTTGCCGCAGCCGGCTTTGAAGCGTATCGATACCGGAAAGGTTGACTACAAGTCGAATCTTGCATAAGCTTGCGTACAAATAGAGGAGGGTTTGATATGAATGACTTCGTAGAAATGCAAACAGCAAAACTTAATGGCTTCGCTTTGGACTGGGCGACCGCTTACGCGCTGAACGGCACTAAAGCCTTTTTCGACGCTTTTGGCGTTAAGACACTCGGTCGTTCGATCACGGAAGAGGTTTTAGCTGGCCGGATCAAGCCTTCTCAAAATTGGGCGCAATGCGGGCCGCTACTAGAGCCGAACTACATTGAGCTGAGCATCGGCGATGAAGAGTACTGGGCGCGCCGGACTTGCACGAGTAAATACGATGATGAACGAGTTAGCTACGCGGGAAGTTCGATGCTTATCGCGGCTTGCCGTGCAATTGTTGGCGAAAAGCTTGGACAGGCCGTCTCTGTACCGAAGGAACTGCTGCCATGCTAGAACGCGATATCGAAGCCTACCTCGTCAAGCGCTGCAAAGAGATTGGCGCCCTTTGCGACAAGTTTGTCAGTCCTCAGCGACGTTCGGTCCCTGATCGGCTGATCACCTTCAACGGGCGCGTGTTGTTCGTTGAGATGAAAGCGACCGGTAAAAAGCCTACGGAAGCGCAGGTGCGCGACCACGAGCGTCGCCGTGCCGCGGGTGCCGAAGTGGTTTGGTTGGATAGCAAAGAGGGGGTAGACGAATTGATTGATGATCTACAGTGGGGCGGCGACCTCGGGTTAGACGCGGAATTTAAGGTGGTTGGGTAATGGGCACTAAAGCCGAACCTGGAAGCCCTCTCGCCAAAGCACGAATGGCAGCGCATAAAGCTTTCGACCCGAAGTGGCAAACAGGCGGTATGTCCCGATCTGCGGCGTACCGCTGGCTCGCTAAAGAAATGGGAATGACACGGGATGAATGTCACATGTTCGAGATGAACGAAGAGCAAGCCTTGCGCGTCGTCTTCCCTTGCACCGTAGATTCGTTCGAGGTGCTAGATGGCAATTGACTTCATACCGCGCCGCTATCAGGAACTGATCGCGGACTTCATAAAGAGCCATAAGCGCTGCGCCGTGTGGTCGTCTCCAGGTACGGGTAAGACGGGGGCCACACTAACGGCGCTTGACGACCTTAGCTTAGTGGAGGATGTCTACCCGCTGCTTATCGTGGCACCCCTCCGGGTCGCGCGCACCACCTGGCCGAATGAGGTTCGCAAATGGAACCACCTTAAACATCTAAAAGTAGTCGTGATCACAGGAACGTTAAAAGAGCGAGTAGCAGCGCTGCGGATCAAAGCGGACATCTACACGACGAATTTCGAACAGCTCCCGTGGTTGATTGAATACCTCGGCGATAAATGGCCTTTTCCAACAGTGGTGCCGGATGAGGCGACCAAGTTGAAGGGCTTCCGCTTACGGCAGGGCACGCAGCGCGCCAAGGCGCTCGCAAGGGTCGCACATACCAAGATCAAACGCATCATCCTCTTGACCGGTACGCCGAGCCCTAACGGCTTACAGGATCTGTGGGGGCAGATGTGGTTTGTCGATAAAGGCGATCGCCTCGGCCGAACGTTCGATGCCTTCAAGCAGCGCTGGTTTCGGGCTTCGCATACCGGGTTTGGCGTAGAGGCCACCGATCAAGCGCAAGGCGAGATCCAAGCAGCTCTTAAAGACGTTTGCATCACGATCGACGCTGCCGACTGGTTCGCACTGGAAGAGCCGATCACCAACCGCATCATGGTGGAGCTGCCGGCGTCGGCCAAGGTTATGTACAAGCAGATGGAAAAGCAGTTCTTCATGGAGCTGGAAGGCGGCCAGCAGATCGAAGCGCTAAACGCTGCGGCCAAGTCGATGAAGCTTTTGCAGATCGCGAATGGGGCTGCATACCTGGAAGGCGGACAAGCGTGGGAGAAGATCCACGACGAGAAGCTGGACGCGCTTGAGGAGATCATCGAGGAAGCGGGGGGCATGCCGGTGTTGACGGCATACCACTTCAAGAGCGATCTGGCGCGCCTCAAGAAGCGTTTCCCGGATGGCATTGACCTGTCGGCCAAAGGTGGACTTGAACGCGCTCAGGCGGGCGAGGGAAGGGTTTGGTTCGGGCATCCAGCTTCAATGGGCCACGGAGTAGACGGCTTGCAGTACCACACGAACATAATGGCGTTCTTTGGGTATAGCTGGTCGCTGGAAAACTACCTGCAGTTTATCGAACGCATCGGGCCTACCCGCCAGTTGCAGGCAGGCTTCAAGCGCCCTGTGTTCATGCACATGATCATGGCGGCGGATACTGTGGACGAACTGGTGCTGGAGCGGCTGCACAGCAAACGCGAGGTGCAGGACGTGCTTCTCGAGGCGATGAAAGAACGCGGTTACAAAACAATCGAAGAGGATGCAGCATGAAAGAAATTCGTATGCAAATGACAGCACTTCAAGGCCGCATGGTTGCCGGGCACCCTGATAAGACTGGGCGAAATCTCACTACAGGATCGCGGCAGGACATCACCAGCGATTTCATGAAGTGCGTTATCCAGAAGGAGGAATTCCACGGCGGTTCTTTCGAGATTGAAGGTAACGGGCGCAAGTGGGAAGTAGTCGTAAAGGAGGTAACGCAGTGAACCAACAGAAAACCGGCGGCAGCGTCGACTATTACAAATGCCTCGTCGCTGATCCCATTTCCAAAGGCGAACCGTACACCGCCGAGAGCATCGACATCATTGAAGCCCTCGGCATGACCTTCGCGGAAGGCGAAGCGTTTAAAGCGATCTGGCGTACCTGCACTGGCCGAATGGGCGGCGCGGTAAAGGCGGACAACAAAGCGTTGTACAACGCTGAGAAAGTCGAATTCTTCGGCGCTCGCATGGTGCGGGCCGCGAAACGTCATGATGCTTGACTACAAGTCAAATCTTGCATAAGCTTGCGTTACTTAAACCAGGTCAGGAGAAGGATCATGGCAGAGTTAATCCGCTGCTCTACGTGCGAAGGATGGGGAGTTACGGCCTATGAAAAAGATGGCACGCCGATCAAATGCGAGCGATGCGACGGCACTGGAAAGGTAGAAAAGCCTCCTGAACCGGTCTACGCCCTTACGCGTTGCCAAGCGGCGATTAAAGAAGTTCTCGATTTAGCCGAAGAGACGACGAATTCAAACAACGCCGAAGCCCGCGAACTGGCCGAACTGGTAGTGAAGTTGTTCTCCGACTTTGAATTGGTAGAAGCGGAGGACTATTGAGATGAAAATCCTAGCCATGCTCTACGTTATCGCGTTCCCCGGCGCGGCACCCCAGCCAGTGGCCGCGTACTTCACGCAGGACGCCCAGGTTATCTGCCAAGCGACAGCCGCTGCGCAAAATGCAACTGAGGAAGAGGAGTATTACTGTGAGTGAATTGCTAAGCGCTTTCCGCCGGTTTACCGAAGCGGAAGAGTGGCCCGAAGAAATTGCGCATCTGAAAGGTAAGGTTCTGACCCGTAAAAAGGACGGAGCTAAGTACCGTGTTTCTAGACCTTCAGGCCAGTGCATCGGCAGGAAGCCAGCGGCGTATCTCGCCCCGGTAGGCGACAACTGGCCTATCATTTCGCGTAGCCACTGGAAGACCTACCCCGCGATCCTTAAGGACTTCACTGTTTAGCTGACCGTTTCTTCAATTCCGACCGGCAGAACTGCAACTCGGCGTACTGCCGGTCGAGCCCCCTCTTCAATTCGAAATAATCCGATCTAACAGAGGCGTCAAGTTCTGCGGTTCCGCTGACAGCTCCGCCGGGAAAGGTTCCATCGGTGCGCACTGCTGCGCAACTGGCTTTGATCCGCAGCCGCTTAGTGCCATCAGCAACAGCCCGCTCAAGAGCACTCGTTTCATTCTCTTTACCTGCCTTGTACTCAATGAAGGTTTGCCTGATGGCTTCTGTCTGCGCGCGTGACGCGATTAGCTGTTGGTTCACAGCGTCCACGTTCGCGCTGATCGCCGTAGCGGTCGCCAAGTTGCGTTTCTGTACATCCGTCTCCCATCGCAACCCCTGGACGTACCACGCGCCGCCAGCGCCTACCAGAAGCGCCAGCGCATAACCGTAAGCGGAGTTAAAGACCATAGATAGCCATCGCGTCTTTATAGTTTTTCTTCCACTTCTCGCGCAGCTCTAGAGGCTGACGAGCGTAAGCACCGGGGCGCCAGGTGCGTAGGTAGAGCTGCCACGCGGCCAGGTCGTCACCGGCATACGGCAGTTGCTTAGGATCGGTGTAGTACAGAAGGCGTGCCAGTGCTGCGGCGAGGATAGCGTCAGTCTTGAGCGCTTGCGTAATAGACCCTGCGTCAAAGGAAACTTTGCGCGCCGTGCAAACTGCACGAGTAAAATCCTTCACAGCATCATGTGTCATCACGCCTTTTACGCCACCGCCTTTCTCGAACTGGTAATCACCGACGGCCGGTCCACCCACTTGCTGAGGCAGGCGCTGAGGGTTCTCTTGCCTCGAAGTAGCGTAAAGCAGGACCGAAGCGTCTTCGGAGTTCATCTTAGCCGGCAGCAACGCTAGACCCGCAGAAATATCCGCTTTAAGAGTCATAAGAACATTCTCGTATTGATCGGCGGTATCATCTTCGCCACATTGCCTTTCGCCCGGATCAATAAACCTAACACGCAGCCGAAAGCCAAGATCAGCAACGCGTGAACCATGGCCGGACCTGGTTTTACGATGTGGAAAAGGATCAGAGTGAACAGGCCGACGTTAGATGCGGCGATCCCTACGGCCAGCATAGAGACGCCCCATCGTTGTCGTGAGTGGGAACCGTTGTATACGAAAAGAATCAGGAAGGTTGCGAAATGGATCACGCACTCTACCCAAAGCAGAAGAACGTTAAGCTCCATCATTGCCACCCCGGCTTTTGAAAAATGGAATGAGACCGATGATCGTCTTTATCCACTCTGGCACTGGGCCATCTTTCTCAACCATGTACCCTAGAGCTGTGAAGACGATGGCGATAAGCGCACCGATAGCCCCGGATACGAACAAGGCTTTCTCATCGTAGGGCGGACCTCCGCCGTAAAAGTAGACACCGCCCCCATAAGCCATACCCAATGAGAACAGCGTAAGCATGAAACGTTCCCTGAACGATGTAGCTTTAGGCGCTGCCAGGTAGAAACAGCACCCTATCGCCGCCCCAGCGGCCGCATAGCCGTTCATCCCGGCCAGTAAGGCGCACACCCAAAGGTATGCATATGTCTCGCACTGATCCCGCATGGCGTACCCCTAATGAGTTTGCGGAAGTGTACCACGCATGTGCCACTACGGCGGAAACGCGTCATCGTCCGCATACATCCGTACGTCGTAATTCACTGCCTTCACGCTGCACGTCCTCGTACCCTGCGGCGACACGTCGGTGATCAACGCTGGGAAACACCATTTTGACTCATGTCCGAACTGGATGATCGGCGGTGTGTCGATCATGCCGCTCAAGTCCGGCACGAAGTCCAGGGTCGGGATGGTGAAGGTGTAATCGTCAACCCGAGTCGTTACGTACGGACCCGACGCAGTGCCGTCCTTACGCCGCACCAGCACTTTGTAAACGCCAGGTATGGACCAGTCTAAAGGCTCTGACGACTCGAGCGTTACCGGCGGTCCTGCGGTGTACCCGACAACCTCAGCGCTCTGCCCATAACCCGGTGTTGCGACACCTAAAGCGACGTAATCGAAGTACGCGCTGTTGAGTGCGTCAAGCTCAGTCTTGAAGGCATATTCGCGCTGCCGATACAGATGCGCACGGCGACGACGCATACCCCAACGCCAAGCACGGAACCGAACGCATACGCCTTCGAGCTTAAGCTTCTCGACGCGCTCACCAGCGTCACCCGGCAAACGGCATTCAACCGTTTCATCCTGCTTGGTCGTATGGTCGTAATACTCAACGTCCACGCCGTCAAAGTCGTCCGG